TATAAGATTAGTAATTGATGCATCTATTGTAGTGCCATTTTGTTTTATATCAACACCAAGTCCAAAATCTGCTTCACTTGGATTAATTTTTAATTTAATCAATCCGTCAGTTAAATTAGTAAAGAATAAATTATCATTTGAATCACCGGATATCAAATAATTTCCTATATTAAGACCATCTCCTAGTATAAGATTTCCACTAGAGTCAACTTCTAAATTAAATGCTGCACTATCAGCGCCTATTATAGTAATATCCTGGCTATCAGTTGGAGTTATTTCATCTTCTGGATCATCTGCTCTACTAACATTTAATGTAAAAATTGATCCAACTGCTTGAAAAATTCCAAGTTGGAGATTCAACATATCCCTAGCAGTAAATGACTGTAATGAGATTGATACCGCTTCAGCTTTGTCTAAGTATAGCCGTATACCATATCTACCACTAATATGATATCCATTAAAATATGATCCAACACCAGCCCAGCCACGGACAGAATTTACTAAATTGGTACTATCTAAAATTATAGTAAGATCAATATACGGTTCTAAATATGATATTACTATTGCATCTTGTAAAGATGATATTTCACCAACCCGACCACTACTAGTTCTAAATCGTACTTTATCTAAATATGCGCTAAGCAAGAGTTATTCCTTACTCATCGTTGGGCAGATTTTTTTCTACCTCTTCAGCATCTTGGTCATTACTATCTTCAACATCTTTAGAAAGAATTTTAATTTCTTCTGCATCTAACTTTAAAACAGTTTTCATTACCCATTCTTTAGTAAAATATTCACCAACATATTGACTAAGCATATCTAATGTTTGTACACGTTCTTTTAATATATCTGACTCTTTTAGCTCTGTAAAATGATTATCACGTGAAAAATCAATAATAACATCATTTTTCCATTGTTCCCAATCACCTTCGGTAATAATTTTTTTCAAAAGTAATTGTTTTTTTAGAATATTATAAAAAATAATGGAAAATTTTGCTCTTAGTCTATCAATAAATTTTTGAAACTTAATTTCATCTCGACCAATTTCACTGCTCCTCCCAAGAGAAAACTGCGCTTCTTGCTCTAATCTATTTAATGGTACATTTAATGCTTTATAAACTCTTTTTTGAAAATAAACAATATCATCAATTTGTCCAAGATTTTCACCACCCGGCAAGGTTGAAATTTCTGTACCACGGCCGCCTTCTCTACGAGGTAACCAAAAATCTTCAAGCATTGACATATGCTTACGATCATCTCTTAATTCACCGCTATTAGCATCATATACTAGCTTATTGCGATATTTTGCCATAATATTTTTCATATATTCATCAGCTTTACCTTTTGGTAAATTACCAATATCAATATAAAAAATTCTTCTTTCAGGTGCACGAGCTAATCTGTATATAACTAATGAATCTTCCATCATTCTTAATTGATTAACTGGCTTTATTGCTTTTTGCAAATTAGAAATAATTTTTGTTCTTGTTTCATCCATCAATCCTGATGTTACATAACTAATAGAGTCAGTTGAAAATTTTACTGCATTTTTATTTTGTTGACTTCCAGGCTTATCTTGATAAATATAATATTCTTTTACATTATCAATAATATCAATATTAGTAAGCGGGTCACGTTTTTTCTTGACTTCTTTTATTTTTCTAATTTTAGTAGAATCGAGGAATCTAATATCTTGAATTCCCATTTTTTCATTTTTTTCATCCACAACTAGATGGTGGTATATTCTACCATCAATATACCATCTTCGAAATATATCGTGGGCATTTTCTTTAAAATTCAAAAGATTAAGAATACCATTAAATTCTTCCTGAATTTGATTCTTAATATTATCAGCTACTTCAACATTTTCTAAATTCAACTTAACAATACTATTATCATCATCATAAATTATAGATTCATTTACAATATTTTCAATAGCGTCATCGACCTCGGGATGACTGGCAATCCCGCGGTATTTTAAAATCATTTGAAAATTATCTTTAGCAGCGTTTCCGTCAATATCAACATATTGACCATAATGACCGCCTGACGCAGTTATATAACCAGCCCCGTCTTCATCGGTTGCTGGAACAACAGATTTTAGTCTATTATTATCTAATTTTGACTGGGATGCTTTTTTAATTTCAAACCCAAAAATTTTCAAAGTATTATCAGCCATTCTCTATCCTTACCTTATAGAGGAGAAGGATTGTCCCTCTCCTCCATTAGTTTTATTTATTCAATAATTAAGTAGTTTATTCTACCTGCCCATTAGCACCGGTAGCATTACTTTCCCAATATTGAATTTGGAATTCCACTGAGAATTCCTCAACAGTATCATTATTATCATATGCAAGATCAATCGCCGATACGTTTGTTGGGAATGCACCCTTAAATTTGTATCTATAAAGAATTGTTTCATCTTTATCTAGCTGTTGAACTTCCATATCCGCTTGATAGTCTAACGGATTAGTGCGGCCAGTATTTGCACTATGTGCATTCATGCCATTCATCCATCTTTCCATTGCAGATCTGATTCTAAAGTCAGTATCATTGATAATAGTAACTGTCCACGGTTCAAAAGTTCTGTCTCCCGCGATTTGTATTTGACGACCTCTAAATCCAACAGGAATATTACCCATTGTTGATGCCGGTAGATTGGCCCCTTTACATAAGAAAGATGTTAATTCAACATCGCCCCCTGCATATGCCGGAAAACCCATTACTACTTTAAATAAATTGGGTCTTGCACCACCACCTTTTAATTTTGATTTGAAATCATCGACGCCTAAAATAGCCATTTTATTTTCCTATCTTTATGCTGCGCCAACAACTTCTTCAAACGAAACACCGGAGCGAACAGCTACGAAATTTAGAGTGATGAAGTTAATTGATCTTGCTGGTTTAATGAACATAGAGGCTACAAATTGGTTAGCATCAATGATCTCGCCGGTATTATTGGTTTCGTCGCATATAACTGAAAAATCAGTGATACCTCTTCTACCTTTAATATCTCTTAATACTGGCTCTACAATATTTAAGAATTCTGCACGAGTAAATTCGTCGTTGAATTCGAAAAGAATATTTTGCGACGCTGCCGCAATAGATCTTTCCAACAACAAGAAGAGTCTACGAACGTTGATTCTATCAAATGCGGAGGGTCTGTTTAAGTGAGTTTTATCACCAAATAACAATACACCATTTCCTGGAATATTTGCTACAGGGTTGATTCCCGCTTTATACAATTCATCTCTTTCTGTTTTAGATGCATTGTATGATAGCCCGGTAACACCCAAATATTGCCCACGGCGTGTACCCGCTGGTGAATACCAAGCAGCAGCATTAAGATCTGTAGAAGCCATAATACCGGCTGTAGAAGATGCTGCTGGAATATAAATGTATTTATCGTTAAATTTATCATAGACTTTTAGATAGTTGTTGTCAACTACTAAATATGAACTACGTGTAAAGGATACATTCGCAAGAATTGTCGCATTAATATTAGCTTTTGCTACACCAACTACTGAGTTTCTATTTGGTGATGCAATAACAACGCAATCTTTTCTGCCATTAGTACCTTGTACTTTTGCCACCAAATCATTAACTACGGTTGTTTGATCAGCAGCAAGGGCCATTCCAGGTGCAATTAAGAAATCTACCAATGTAGTGTCTTTGTCTGCAAATTGGTCAAACCCGCTAATATATTGTGCGGTACCCAATGCCCGGCTATCGCTACCATTTGTTAAAGAAATAGCTTTTGCAGCGCCTGTAAATGTTGCGTGCACAACACCGTTTACAGCTTGAGTTGGTGTAACAACACCTGGAATATTCGCCATATGAATAAATGCCGAACCTCTGTTAATCACATCTAAAATATAATTGCCAGAGCCATTTGATGTTTTAGCATTAGTTGCAACCGAAACAAATGCAAAAGTTTCAAGAACTTTGCCTTTTGTACCAGAAATTACGCCGTCTTCATCAATTACTGCAACGTGTACTTCATCCGTACCAGTTGCGCCAACATTACTAGCAAATGGTGATAATCCAGGAGCAGCATCAAATTCGCCTTTAAATGCCCAAGCAGCAAATCCGGTATCGGAGCATACTTCAACTTTTAATGAATTGCCAAGTGCGCCAGGATATCTCGCGATAATTTCATGGCTGGCTGCTTTAAGCGTTGATTCTTGAACATCCCAATTATCATCATTTTTAACAAGCGGAACTGATGTAGGGGTACGAGCAGTGTCGGCACCATAAGCATTTACAATATCAGACCCTTGGCCACCAGAAATAGTAATTGTTGGATTTGAATTGTATAAAAATGGTGTTGCGCCTGGGGTTACTGTGAGCGC